ATGATTGCCAGAAGGCGTGTGATTAATGTTGAGTTGAGAGCCAGTAGCACCGTCGAAAGCGATCGGAGCAGCGGAGCCAAGTGGAAGTGTTACGGCTTCGCCTTTTTGCGGCCAAGGTAGAGCAGAGGTGAAGTAATCATGACGTTTTGTTCGGCGAAGAAGTGTGTAGTCGCCGTTGTCGTCGGGGCCGTCATCAGTATTGACGGTGACAGAGTCTTCAAGGTTCTGATCGCGAAACCATTCATTTGCAATCAGGTTGTATGCACGATGCCAGAGGGCAGAAGCAGAGATATTTGGAACTTGTGTAGGCATACCTAAATAATCAGGTAGTGTGCCATTTGTCCAGCCACCGACAGGAGCTGTGATTTGGGGAACCAGGAAGTCAGTAGAGTCGCCAGGGTTTGTTTGTTCTCCGTTCATTTTTTGCCAGTTGTCCCAGAGTAGACGAATAGGGACAGCAAAGAAGAAGGAGTCCAGGTGGATATTGTCCATAAATGGATGTATTGGGGTTGCCAGCCTGGTGAAAGCAGTCATGTTGAGATTGAGAGTATCCCCTGGGAGAGCTTCGTCAACGAAGACAGGAACAAGCCAACCGGAATCAAAGGTCGTTTTGAGACCATGGGAACGATTGAACGATGATCGAGGAATGTTAGCTTTGGGTACCTGGCTGAATTGATGAGTAGATGTAGATTTCATTTTTCAAGTTCCTCCGTTGGTAATTTGAGTTCGACAAGTGAACAGATTACTTTTTTAGAGTGATCTATTTCGCCAGTATTGTCGTTGAATGTACCGAGATTGAATAAAGTATAGTCGTGAGGATGTTTGTTAAAAGGATGACCATCTTCTTGAACGAAGTCATGAATAATACGTTTAGCTTGTCCAATTGTATCGAAGAAGAATGGTTGGTAGAAAGCTTGCGCTTTTAGATCATAAATTGAGAAGATTTGTTTAAGCATTTTCGTAACTCCTTATGAGTTTATTCAGTTGAAGTTGTTTTATTTCTTGTCTAACGATTAGACGAGAATCCGTATTGTTATCTTTATGCCTGGCAGCCTTCGCGATCCGGCTGAGCTTGAGCCGCTTGAAATCGGATGGATAGATCTTTTCGTATTGTGAATCGTAGAATTTTGGAGGGCGGACCTTTTGGCCGCGATTAATTGTAACAAAATCTTTAGGGTATACGTCGTCCATGTTTTGTTCTAGCCATTTTGCGGCTATGCCTGGTCGGCGGGACATGGTTGAGTATTCAGGAGTCATTTCGATGATTTCGCCAGTATATTGAGAAAAGTTTTGATAATAGGTGAGTCCGTGTTCGTCCTCTTTTTTGGAGAGTGGGCCAGTGACTTTTTTCATACAGTACCTGGCTACGTAGGCGGCAGATTCGAATGTTACTGATCCAATTGTTGAGTATCCATGTGGCCACAGTTTGGCCAGTAAGACTGAAGTGTAATATCGCTGCTCATTTTGTATTTGATGCAGCCGCTTATCAGGGAAGTCATAACCAAAAAGAAGAGCATGATAGTGAGGACGACGGAATTTCTCACCGTATTCTCCGGAATGAAAGTAACGAACTTTGATAGGTGATATTTGTTTGCGTAGACGTTTCATGAAATCCTGAAAGTCTTTTTTTATTAGAGAGCCACCATCGGGTAGATTTTCATCGTTGTAAGTTAGAGTGAGGAAGCAGTTTTCTTCGTGTAGTTGAGATTCGTGCATGCAACGAGTTGCCCATTGCCGCGTGCGATCCAGACGACAGCCTATGCATTGGCCGCAGGGAACAGAGATCGGAGGTAGATCGCTGTAAGCTTCGGCGATCTTGAAGGTGATTCCGCGTTTCCCGGTTTTGGGGTTTAGGCTGTTTGACCGCCAGGCGGTCAATGGGCAATAGCATGGCATTAGAGACGGATTCCGCCGCGCATAGGTCTTGCGCTGTTTCGGCGATTGAATCCGGAGGTTTTAGAGAATAGTTTTTTACTGCGTTTTTTTCCCATTCGTTTACGTCTCATTTCGTACCCTTTCTTTGGATGGTGTCAGTGGGAACAGTTAATATCAAGTTGATTAACTGTTCCTCGGTTGTAGCCGATGCGACTTTGAAGGTCAAGGTCGCCTGCGGCAGCGGGTACTAAGGGTGCCTTGATTCGATAGAACTGAATCAAGGCACCCTTAGTACCTTTTTTTGTTTTACGAAGCTTCAGAGCATGATTCTGAGCTTTCTGGAGGTGTTTCTGTTGGCGGACAATGTGCGCTTGGTTTTAAAAGACCCATTTGGCCCATTTCTTCGCGATTGTTTGGATCATTGACGAAGTTGAGGAAGTTGGCAGGGTCATTTTCAAATTGAGCGCGTATTTCCGCAGTGAGTGTTTTGAAAGCGTTATCAGCAGCTTGGATTTGCTGCAAAGCTTCGTGATAGGTGGGGACATTGGATATATCAGAATAGTCCCCCTGATGAGTGTTTACGTGTGTGCAAAGGCCTGTTTTGCGATAGGTCGCAAGTAGATTATTTATGTCACAGGCTTTTGCGTGATGTTTTTCCGTCATAGACGGGTTTGGGGAGTCGAGAGGACTCCGTTGAGATGGAGAGTACGCCGATCGGAAGCGTTCAGTGCATTTTTTCATGTTATCGCCTTTTGATGAAGGGTGAGATTACGTCTACTACGCCTTTGGCTGAGTTTGTACCTTGAAGGAGATATTGGAGCCAAGGATTGTCTGAACGAATTTTGCCTGATTTGATATCGGCAGCCAGGCCAGCACCGAGGATCTGGTTTTTCATTGCAACGCTGTTAGCGTTCATTTCTGCATTACGAGCATTTGCTATATCCAGCAGTGCGGCCGATTCGAGTTTTGATTGAGTAGATCGTTCAGTATTGATTTTTTCGCTTGTGAGGTCTTGTTGTTGATCAAGAAGAGTAGCTTGTTCTCTTGCTACTTTTGTTTTGGCGACATTTGCGCCAGTAGATCCAGCTTGCATTGCACCGGCGGCAGCTGCACCGCCGACATTGCCGGCGGTGTAAGAAGATCCAGAAGGAGCACCAGCTCCGCCTTGTTTATAAGCAAGGATCGGATTTAAGCCAGCGGAACGCATATCGGCCATGCCTCGCTGGTATTGGGTATTGGACATTCTTTCTTGAAATGCCAGTTGTTTGTCGGTTGAAGAAGCTGTTTCTTTGTTTGCTTCGGATTGACCCCATGCACTGGCGATTCCGCCGACAATGGCAGAACCGACAGTGCCGACAATGAAGTCATCGATACCGAACAAGCAAAAGATGGAAATCTGAGCTATGAGAATTAAATATCGTCGCATACAAGCTCCTTAGAAATGATCGATCAGACCAGGTACTGAGTAAACAGGCATTGGCCGTGCGCATTTATACGTAAAGTAGGAATCGAATAAGAATTCGGGTTCGTCCTGGACAGCGATAACCCGATCTATCGGCGGAGTTTCGCGAATAAAGTCCAGATTGAGAGACGGAAGCTCAGAGAAGTCTTGTGCCAGGTGCCAAGTGTCCAAGCTTTGAGCATCGTTAGAGCGGAACTTGCCGGTAATTTTGGAAGGCTTGTAGCGATATTCGGCGTAGCGTTCCTGGTAACCCCAAGCTTCCTCATTGACAGGGGTAACTCCGTCAGTTCCGATAATTGAGGGATCTTGCGCATAGATTTCCTTGTTAGCAATAATTTGTTCGCCCAGGTGACTGAGGGCTGGCCAGTAGAAGTCCCAACGAGTTTTGCGGGAGAACATGCGATCCATGCCTTGTTGGTAAGTAAGATCGGCCCTGGCTGATACTAATCCAATAATGACACAGTGTTCGGTGAAAGATTTTGTAAAGCCATGGCCATTGATAGAGCCAACTCCGAATGCGGAGAGATTTCCTTGAGGTGTAGTCGCATCGGTTGACGAGGTTTGAGCAACAGGGTTGATATTGATACGTGAGGTGCCGCCGCCTAGATATTCTGGTCTTTGAAGACGAGCGTCAGGAGAAGTAACGCCGAAGTGAGAGCGAATGATTTCCGTATATCGTGTGCCACCTCTGGCATCACGTTCGAAGAGTTTTTGAAGCTGGAATGATTGGCGAAGTTCATTGATAGTTGCCGCAGTTGCCTCAGAGAGATCGGCGTAGAGATCCTGGACGCCAGGATCAGGTGAAGAGATTGTATCTACATAGACAGCGGCTTCATTCATGCCGGAAGTGAGAGCGAGATGATTGCCAGAAGGCGTGTGATTAATGTTGAGTTGAGAGCCAGTAGCACCGTCGAAAGCGATCGGAGCAGCGGAGCCAAGTGGAAGTGTTACGGCTTC